CTCGTGCCATCCACTCTCAGTATAGTGAGGTTAAACATTCCGTTTGTCTATCGGACAAACACCGGTAAGTACCGGTATTCGCCGATCCGAGTTGCTATACCAACTCTTTCTTGGCTGAGTAACCTAATGAGTAAGTTCAAAAACCATCCTGATCAGTTTTACACCTTCGTCCCCCAGTATTTTGGACCTGGGGCCCCGACTATGCATCTGATTAGTCGCGAGTTTATCGCTTATGGTAATGAACCCTACGGGGTTAACCCCTGTACTCATATGAGGTTTAGCCAGCATGTGCATCCCTTTGTTGGGTCTGGTACTAGGGTTACAACTCAGGTGGTAAACCCGCTTGCTACTCTCTATACCATCACTCCAGAGGACATACTTGGTTGCTTGAATCTATCGGCTTTACAGCCTCCTGATACTCGCGGCCTCGTTACCTCTAAGTTAAATGCAAAGGCCAATGAATTCTCGGCGTTAAACTTTCTCGCCGAGCTCGGGAACCTTCCCGGAGCCCTTACTGGTAGGATTTCAATTGATGAAGCTGGGGGGTTAGCCGCGACATTGTCCGGTAACTCCATCCTCAAGCCCATCAAGGATTCTCTCAAAAAGAGAATCAAAGGTACCAAAGTCCAGCGTGACGCTGGTCGCCTCGGAATCTCTCTACCTTTAGCCCAACAACTCGAATTTGGTCCTTTCATCTCCGATATCGCGTCTGCTGGAAGCTCAATGGAACGTGCTAAGCGTAAGTTCGACCAAGCGGTCGCTTTGCTTGCTGTCCCAGATCGCTTCTACGGCGAGCGCTTTTACTCGGTCGATGAAACGATAGCAATTAGAAGCTATCTCAACCTTCGGGTCTACGGCACAGTTAAAAAATCAACTGGAGGCTATATTTATGGATCACTAGATATGTCCCCTGAGGTCTTTCGCATCAAGAACGCGTTAGATTCTATGGGTGTTTATCTCGATGGTGCAGTCGTCTGGGAAGCGATTCCTTTTTCGTTTCTAGTCGACTATGTACTGCCCATTGGAAATTGGCTTACGGAAGCTCGTGACCCGTGGGTACGTCCAACTGTTCACTCACGTGATTGCTGGAGTATCACGAAGGTAGAAGTCCGTTTTGAGCTGGAATGGCATGAACCTGATTACTGGGCGTCTCCGCAGCATTTTATTATGTCTACGGGCACTCTCAAGTATTTCACTCGAAGCCACGATGAATCAGTCAACGTCCGTCCCCAGGGCGGTTTCCCGCAACTCAGACTCCCGAACCCTCGCCAAGGTGGCGTGGCACTAGGCTTGGCCTTAGATAAAATCTTCAGCCGTTAGTCCAATTCCCTCTACGTGTGTTCCATATGTCTTTCCCATCACCCATCGTTATTGGTTCTAAGTCCTTCGAGCGTATTCAGGATGGCGTCTATCTAGACGTCGCCACTGATGTTAACACTCCTAGCCTTTTACAGTTGGCTAATCGGAACCTCATCGGAAGTAACGGTTCCCCCGTTGCGAACGGTCAGCCCGGACAGCTCACCCTAACACGGTTAGTCTATAAGGACAGTTCCGTGCCAGGTGCCCCTGACTCCATTTTAAAATGTTGGAGATCTTATCAGTGGGTATCCGGCCAATTCACTAAGGCAGAAATCGTTGCCGTTGATGCTGAACTCACAACTTTTGTGACTGCGTCTGGCGTGATGGATCGGCTCCTTCGGGCCGAAAAGTAGGCTAGAGTTGGGTCCTTTCAATCCACGGATTTAAGGGTAACACCAACAATGAAAAGCCAGCCGAGTTTGGGTGAGGTCTTCAAAAACCTTGCCATAGACTTAGGTCTTCCCCGTAGGGATGTGGAGCGGATGATAATACGGTTTCAAGCTGAAGGTGACAGGTTTTTCACCTCTACTTTACCCAAACTGGGGAAAGCTTTGGATCGTTCCTTTCAAACTCTTCACTTCTCTTGTCCCACTAACTTTCGTACACGTTGTAGGAGTGCTCTCCCAGTGTTCCTGGGTTCGCTGTTTCTGCGTATTTTCTATCCTGATGGAAACTTGCGCGGGGATGCGGATCCCTCTTCGGTATATGTCTTGAGGCAACTATGCTTCTTTGCATATAAGGCCAACCAGCCTTATCGTGACTCGGACACCGAGCGCGTTATCGAGAACTTCGTGGCGACTGAGTCAGAGCTTTCTGACGTTAGAATTGTCGGGGATGCTATCACAACTGTGGCATCTTCGATTATCAGCCATATTTTCCAGGGCTTTCAAACGGAAGATATCGTTGGTAAGCATGGTCCTGGCGTGACAGCTAATGTACCCTTGAACCAAAAGTTTGAGGCACGTCTGGACGGAACACTACCGTCTGTGCAAAAGTTCTATAGTCATTTTTGGTTCAACCAGAACGACGCATGGAGCCGCATAGATAGACACCCTGTTTTCAATACGGGGGACTATTTCCGCGACCGAAATGTTGCGCGTGTAATTCTAGTTCCTAAGGACTCTCGTGGTCCTAGGCTTATTAGCTGTGAGCCTGCTGAGAATCAATTCATACAGCAAGGAATTCGACAATTCATGGAGCGTCAATTGGAGACTCACCCCTGGTCTAAGGGCCATGTGAACTTCAAGGATCAATCCGTGAACCGAGCGTTAGCAAAAGAGGCTAGCGAGACTAACAAGTTCTCCACTTTAGATCTTAAAGATGCTTCGGACCGTGTAACAACGGATCTCGTAAAGCTGATCTTCGGTGGTTCGCCCGCCTTGCTCGATGCCCTCCTCACTTCTCGGTCAACTAGGACGAAACTCCCTGATGGTCGGGTCGTACATATGAGGAAGTTTGCCCCCATGGGATCGGCTTGCTGCTTTCCAGTGCTTTCTACTTGCGTCTGGGCCTTATCCTTGGCCTACGTTTTAGGGTGTACTGGTGATGCAGTTTTAGCGCAGGAGTCTGTTTATGTTTATGGTGATGACCTTGTCATCGCCACGCCCTTTGCCCGGGGTGTCATGGCAGTACTATCTCGCTACGGGCTCAAAGTAAATGAGGATAAGAGTTTTATCAACTCCCCGTTTGCTGAGTCTTGCGGCTTCGATGCTTTCAAAGGCAACGAAGTCACCCCAGTGAGGTTAAAACAGTGGTATCACGACAAAACGGTAAGCGCTTTCAGGCAAGTATTGGTCTCGACTGTGGCGACAGCTCAGTTGTTATCAAAAGCTGGTTTAAAGTCGACCGCCGAGCTTTTTTACGGCTTTGCGGAAAGGCACTTGGGCCAGTTACCATATTGCTCGTCAACGTCTCCGTATTTAGGTCGATGGACTCCGTTTACGTCGACTATCCCAGAGAGGATCTTCCTTACACAAAAGAGGGTCCGATGGTCGGCTGATTTCAACGTGCAAAGATACCCTCTCGGTCGAAAGATCAGAGCTTGGTATGTACAACCACTTGAAAGAGAGTTCCATACGACGGCGTATGGTCACATGTCTCGGACGTGGCCTATGCTTGGAGCAGATGAACCTATATCAGAGTGGGGGCTTCATAACCTCCCCCGCGATTGGGTTCTCCGGGTCGGTAAATTTGACCACTATGCCATGACCTAGGCATAGTTGGTTGGGG